CTAAAGAAATCCAAAATTTATTTTCATAGATCACACGATCTTTTATTTGAATTACATTTTCCTTAAATTTCAAATCATAATCAACAATCCATTTATTATAAACAGTAAAAGTCATATCAGGCACATTAGGAGTGAGTTTTATTATTTTTGTGGCAAGAGGTCCTAATATAGGTGTGAAAGGGGCAGATGCATAAACACTCATTGCTTTGGCTCTCAGTAAACCAAGTAATATAGGTCTTCGCGATTTCAAATATCGAGCATGAACAGTCCATCCCATTCGAGCAATTTGTTCAGGTGCATATAACAAGTGATTTGTTTCATCATTATAAGTCAAGCAACAAAAACTAGTATCTTTAATATTGGTCTTATATTCCATTTTTATATTGAAACCTAAATCCTTAAAATCTTCAGGGGTCAGCCTTGCAGAATCCAAATTAAATAAACCATCATCCCCTTCAACAATACCATTCATTCGAATACCATGTTTTTTGCACAAGTAAGTAATATTCATGAGATTTGAAAATCCATTTCCTAGGCTGGTCCACATTTCACCAGATAATCTACATTCAGTAGCATATGCAATAAACTCAGCATTAATTAATTTTATAACCCTAGGCTTTGGTCCATGATAATAACATTGTTTAACAATCGACAATACATCAGTATTATTTTTTAAAAAGAATTCAAACAACTGCAGCTCAACCGTCTCTGAATAGGCAAGGGAAAAACAACTTTCAAAAGCACTGTAATCAGTTTACAAGTAAAAAGGATGTTTAGTCATATGGGAACATTTTCTGGCGATCTCAATAGCTGTGTTATGCTTAACAAAATACTTTAATTTGTACAGTTGTGTTTCAATAGCACTTATAAAAGGTGCGACCAATACTTTAAATTTATCACTTCTACTGTTAATCAATCTAACCATTTTTTCCATTTCATAAAATTCTCTTTTCACGAAACTCTTGCAGTCAAAATCTTTAACATCCAAGATTTTGCCTTCCATACAACATTTTGACAATGCTAGACATAATTGGGTTTTTCTATTTTGGTCATAATTCTTATTATTACGAATCCAATCCATAAAAAATTTTAAATCATTTTCTACTCTTAACAACGGGTGAATGTCTCTTTTGATTTCTAGGTTTTCCAAGAATCTTTTTACATGTAACTTGAGTTTTTTCAATTCTTCAGTGGTGTTTTCTGTTACTGGGACTATGCATGAAATCCTCTTCAAGTAACCTGCTAATACGGTAAGATTATCATGCGGATCGGTACAGAACGGAACATCAGGAGTAAACGCCTGAATGTTCAAGGCATATGGCAACCCTGCTTTATTGGAACAAGCTATCCATCTGAAAGCTATATTCGGTAAACCTTTGCGGATAGGTTGTCTTAGGTAGGCCATTGCCTCAGTAGGAACTTCTCTTAATGAAGAAGTAGGAAGGAGGAGAACGCCTCTCCTGAGAAAGTAACAGACACTGGGAATTGAAAATGAAATCTAATAGCGTAGTAATACAAGAAAGCACGATGCAATACTCCAAAAAATAATCCGAGACCATCATTCTTCGTCTTTCTTAATGCAGCCCATATGAGATCATTGACTTCATCGAAATCTTCATTCGTCACTGTGATAGTAGGACACATTACGGGTGCGGCTAATTTATTAACTGCCAAAAATTTTATAACAATACAGATGGCCATATTATCAAGTGTCTCAGCATTAACACTATTTTTCTCTCGAGCCATTAATTTACCAATAACAATGTCTTTAACACTTTGAATAAACCAGTAACTTCGTTCAGAAGGTGTATATTTATAATTCATTGTCATTCGAAATTGACGATACAAAGCCAATAAAGTTGCGGCTAATCGCATATAATTGTCATCAAAGGTGGGACCATCAAACAACACAGTCTTTACTTCCCCCACCCCTATGGATTCATAGCTTTCCACCATCTCGCTCATTATACGATCAAACAACACATTGCCATCCTTAAACCCACATCGTGATCTTTTCCTTAACAATAGATTAGACACATAAACAAAAGCGGGATTCACGTTGGGATATTCTTGGAAATCAAATTGCATGATTCTATTCTCCATGTCATCCTCTTTTTCCTCTTGATTTTCGGTTATGACTTCTTTAATCTCAACAACGGGTCGAATGATACCCTCAGTAGTTTTCAAATTATCAGCTTGTAATTCCACATATTCAGCAGTCTCAAAAATGGGATAATTCAAAATTGTCTCTGGTATTTTATTAATAACTGGTTTTAATAACGTAAAGGCAGTAGACATACAGACATTCAATACTTTATTAGTAGATTCAGTAACCTTAGGCATAAAAGTATTCCACACATGTGCACCGAAATAATGATAACAATTCTTTATAAAGTCTCTAAACAAAGGTGTGTCAGGTATATTGGCTGGTTTAAATGTAACAAATTCTACCTCAGCATTTTTCTTTACTTTAACTGGTTCTGGCTGCTCAGGTTCAATTTTTATTTCTTTTTCTTTTTCAGGTTCAATTTTCTTGTCAAGTTCCACTTTATCAAATTTTTGTTCTTTTTCATCTTGGTCAACAGGATCAAAACATTTGTGGCAATAAATTTCCATATCTTTGAGGTCTTCTGGACACAAACTAACCTCTTTGTTTGCATATCTCTTACATGCCAAGTAGAAGCAACGAGCTGGATCTTTCCTATTCATGTACAGATCATGGATTTGCTTAGTAAATTCTGGAATAA